ACAAGATATATTTAATAATAAAAGAAGAATAATAAAATTAACAGCTTATTTGCCTTTAAAAATTATTTATAAATTAAATATGAATGACAAGCTAATTATCAATAACGAAAACTTTACTATAAATACTATTAACACTAATCTTATTACAGGTAAAAGTACAATGGAATTATTAAACGAATTATGATAAAAGATATATTAGAATTATTAAAGTATACAAACGGAGAAACTGAGAATATTCGTATAGCAACAGGTAAAAACAAGTTACCAGTAACTATTAAAGAGGGTATAAAACAAATAAAAAAAGAAATAAGATATGCCAATAACTAAAACATTAGTAATTGATGCTAACGTTAAAAATGCACAAAAGGCGTTAGCAGAAGTCAATGAACAATTAGAGATACAAGATAACGTAATACTACAATTAGAAAAAGATCTATTGAAGTATGAAAATCAATTAGAGAAAACATCTAAAAAAGATGCTAACAGACGTAATGATATAAATAAGAAAATTAAAGAAACAAGACAAGAGTTAGCATTAGAGAAAAAAGGTTTATCTGTATTAAACAAAGAACGAAAAAAAGCTAACGATACTTTAAAGACTGCTGAAGAAAATATGGCAGACTACTCAGGTGTATTAGGTATAGTAGATGGTCAATTAGGTGGTGCAATTTCAGGATTACAAGGATTGACAGGAAGTTTAGGTGGTGCAACGAAAGGCTTTAAGTTAATGAGGGTAGCTATTATAGGTACTGGTATAGGTGCATTAGTTATAGCCGTAACTTCATTAGCAACTGCATTCACAAGTTCAGAGGAGGGGCAGAATAAGTTTGCTAAGATTATGACTAAAATAGGTGTTATAGTAGGAAATGTAACAGATATTGTAGCAGACTTTGGAATGGGTATATTCAATGCAGGTAAAGCTATGGCTAAATTAATTACTGGGGATTTTGCTGGAGCGACAGCTGCGTTTGCAGAAATGACAGTAAATATTGTAGAAGCTACTGATGGTATAAAAAACTTTGGTGAAGAAACGGCTAAAGAAATAAAACAAGCTGGTCAGTTAGCTGATATGAGAGCTAAAGCTGATAAAGTAGAAAGAGATCTACAAGTAGCCAGAGCAAAATCTGATAGAGATAGAGCTGATTTATTAGAAAAGGCAATAGATAAAGAAAATTTTACAGCACAACAGCGTATAGAATTTTTAAAAGAAGCTGGTAAACTAGAAGAAGATATTACAAACAAAGAGATTGCTGCTGCTAAAATGAGATTAGATGCTAAGGCGTTAGAAAACTCATTATCGAAATCTACAAAAGAAGACCTAGATGAGGAGGCTCAGTTAAAAGCTAATTTAATACAGTTAGAAACTCAGAGACTTACAAGACAAAAAGAAGTTACAAGTCAGATTATAGCTGCAAAGACAGAAGAAACTGCTGCTATAACAGCTAAAGAAACAGAACTAGCTACATTAAAAAAGAGTATAAGAGATGCAGAAGCTGTTGAGGAAGCAGATGCAAGAGCATTAGAATTACAGAAAATAGATGAGTATTATCAAGAGCTTATAGACAAAGCGATATTAGCAGGAATTGCAACAGATGATTTAGAAGCTGCAAAAGAAGCGAAACGAAAAGAAAAACAAACAGAATTTGATGAGACTGATGCTGAACGTAAACAAGTAAAAATAGATGAAGAACAAGCACAGGCTGATAAGTTACAAGAAATAGAGGATCAAAAGAAAGCACAACAACAAGCTACATTTGATAATGCCGTAGCATTAGCAGGTGAAGAAACAAAACTTGGAAAAGCTCTTTTGTTGGCTAAACAATTATTATTAGCTAAAGAGTTTGTGTTAAATGCAAAGGCACAAATAGCAAATGCAAAAAAAGCAGTAGGAGATGCGGTAGTAACTGGAGCAGAATCAAGTACAGAAGTAGCTGGATCCGTAGCAAAAGCTGCAAACACAGCACCCCCTCCATTTAACATTCCTTTTATATTAACTGCAATAGCAACTGGAGCTAGTGTTTTAGGTGCAGTAAAACAAGCAATAAGTGCAACCAAAAGTGCAGCAGCACAAGTTGGAGGTGGAGGAGGAGGTGGTACACCAACACCAGCTGCAATAACACCTGCTTCATCACCACCTGCATTTAATGTTGTTGGTCAAGGAGAAACAAGTCAATTAGCAGAAGCAATAGGAGGTCAATCACCGACACGAGCATACGTTGTAAGTAATGATGTTACAACAGCACAAGGATTAGAACGTAATATCGTTGAGGGTGCTACAATATAAATGCAAAATTATTAATTAAAAACGTTATATAAAATATGAAAATAGTCGAATTAGTATTAGACGAAACACAAGAGATGAGTGGTATAGATGCCATCTCAATAGTAGAAAGTCCAGCAATAGAAGAAGATTTTATAGCATTAAAAAGTGAAGAAATAAAGTTAGCAGAAATATCAAAAGATAAAAAGATATTAATGGGAGCTTTGTTGATACCTAATAAGCCTATATATCGTAATAATGGTGAAGATGAGTATTATATATATTTTTCAAAAGATACCGTCTTAAAAGCCTCGCAAATGTATCTTACAAAAGGCAATCAAAATAATTCAACATTAGAACATCAACACGCTTTAAGTGGATTAAGTTTAGTTGAATCTTGGCTTGTTGAAGATGAAGTACACGACAAATCTAGAAAGTATGGTATGAACGTGCCAGTTGGAACTTGGATGGGAGCTGTAAAAGTAAATAACAATGAAGTCTGGAACGATTATGTAAAGACAGGTAAAGTCAAAGGATTTTCTATTGAGGGTTACTTTGCTGATAAAATGGAAAGACCGAAAGATGCAGTAGGATTATCTGAAGAAAAATCGTCAGAAGAAATATTAAATCAAATAAAACAAATATTAATTGGCGATACAGAAGAATTAAAAAAACCTTGTTGGAATGGATATGAACAATACGGCACAAAGATTAAAGATGGTAAAGAAGTGCCTAATTGTGTTCCTATAAAACGATAATGAGAAAAACTAATAGAGAATTTTTTCCAAGCTATACAAGTCCTAAAGGATCTCGTAGAGGTTGTCTTTGTAAAGACGAAAATAAATACTCCCTAAAGTGTTGTGATGGCTCTTTGTGGGCTCAAGGTATTGGAGTTATATCAAGAACAATTTGAAAATGCAAAAAATAAATTAATAACCGTTATATATATATTATGAAATCAACTGAAATGTTAAATCAAATCAAGACGCTTTTAAATATAAAAGTAAAACTTGAAGAACAAAAACTAGAAAACGGAACTCGTGTAGAAGCTGAGTCGTTTGAAAAAGGTAAAGAAATATTCATTCTTACAGATGACGAAAAAGTTGCTATGCCAGTAGGTGAATACTTACTAGAAGATGGTAGACTGATTGTTGTATCTGAGGAGGGAATTATTGATGACGTTAGAGAAGTGTCTGACGAAGTTCCACAAAAGGAAGAAGAATCTAAAGATGAAACTGAAGATCTTAAATATGAAGATGAAGAAATGAGAGATGATGGAAAAGAAGCTGCAGTTGATGATTGGGAGGGTATGGAAAAAAGAATTAAAAATCTTGAAGATGCTATTGCTGATATAAAATCAAGAATTGGCGAAAAAAGTATGGAAGAAGAAGAAGAAGTTGAAATGGAAGAAGAAGCATCTAGACAACCTAAATCTAGAACAGTTAAAGAAGAATTTAACAAAGAAGTTACTAAAGAATTAAAAGAGGAATTATCAAAACCTGCTGTGGCTCCAATAAAGCACAGTCCAGAATCTGGTAATACAAAAAAAGAACATTTTAGAATTGCTCCTAACAGAAAGCCGTCTACAATGGACTATATATTAAATCAATTAAATAAATAAAATAAATAATTATGCCACAACCAACTATTACTACTACTTATGCTGGAGAATTTGCAGGTAAGTACATTGCTGCTGCTCTATTGAGTGGTAACACACTAAGTCAGGGTGCTATCGAAATTAAGCCAAACATTAAGTTTAAAGAAGTTATGAAAAAAGTAGTTACTTCTGGTTTAATTACTGATGATTCTTGTGACTTCACATCTGCTGGATCTGTAACATTGACAGAAAGAATAATCCAGCCAGAACAATTCCAAGTTAATCTTGAATTATGTAAAACACCTTTTGAATCAGACTGGGGTGCAGTATCTATGGGCTATTCAGCTTTTGATAACTTACCACCTGATTTTTCAAGTTTCTTAATTGCTCACGTTGCAGAACAAGTTTCTGCTTCAACAGAAAACAATATCTGGCAAGGAAATCTTGGAGGTGCACAAGCTGGAGAATTTGACGGATTCACAACTTTAGCTGCTGCTGATGCTGACGTTATTGACGTTGCTGCTGTAGGTGGTGGTGTAAATTCAGGAAACGTAATTGCTGAACTAGGTAAAGTAGTAGATGCTATTCCTAGTACATTATACGGAAAAGATGATTTATTTATCTATGTGTCTCAAAACGTAGCAAAAGCATATGTTAGAGCATTAGGAGGATATTCTGCATTATCAAACGTTGCAGGAACTGAAAATGTAGGTTCTATTGGAGCAAATGGTATTGATAACAGAGGTACATTATGGTATGGTGGAGGTGAAAACCTTTCTATCGATGGTGTAAAAATCTTTATCGCTAACGGATTACCAAGTAACTATATGTTTGCTGCTCAGAGATCAAACTTATTCTTTGG